CTAAAATCTTCATATTCTTCTGTGGTACAAACACCTTTTAGTACCAATTGGATTTTCAATGCATGGTCAAATATCTGTGAAAATTTGTTACGCAAACGATTAACAAATTTAGAAAACTTAACTTCGTCACGAGTAACTTCAGTTGTGCGACCAAGACCCATCATGCTGCCACTATTCGTATCAAGCCTAGAAGCAGGAACATTTAATGCATTTAATAATTTCTTTTGAAAGTATTTTACATCTTCCATTTCACCAAGATTTTGTCCACCTGGTAATGTAGTAATCTCTGTACCTTTACCACCTTCACGGCGTGGTAACCAGAAATCTTCAAGCATAGACATGTGTTTACGCTCATCTCTAATCTCGCCAGTGCTTGCATCATAAACTAATTTGTTACGATACTGAATCATAATAGAACGGATATATTGTTCAGCTTTACCTTTTGGTAAATTACCAACATCAATATAGAATATACGGCGTTCTGGTGCTCTTGAAATACGATAGATAACTACCGCATCTTCAATCATTCTTAATTGATTGAGAGCTTTAATTGCTTTATGTAAATATGAAATGACGAATACATTCTTTGCATCCATCAAACCAGAATTTACATTAATGATTGCTTCAGGTGCAATACGCAAACCTTGTGTTGCATTTGCGGTAAATGTTTGTGTGGTTGAACCACGGTCATTGTAAACATAGTATTCAGCCAACGATTTAATAATGTTGGCACCAGTTTTTGGATCCCGTTCTTTTTGAATCTCACGCACTTTACGAATCTTGCGTGGGTCAATATAACGAAGCTCTTGAATACCTTTTTTAGGGTCTTTTTCATTAACAACAACATGATAGTATATACGACCATCAATATACCAACGCTTAAATAAATCATCGGCAAGATTACTGAAGTTTAACATCTTTTGGATGTTATTGAACTCTTCAAGAATTTTCTTTTTAATTGTTTCTGGTTGTTTCAGATTATCTAAAACAATCTTTAATACTTCACCATTTTCTGTATGAGTGATTGCTTCGTTAACAATCTCATCAATTGCCATATCACACTCAGGGTGATTTGACATTTCACGATAACGGGTAATCAGTTCTATCTCATTGCGAGCAGAACCTTCTAAATCAACATATGTTCCATAGTGAGCATTTTGCGTGATGGTAACTGCGCCATCATCAATTGCTTCCGTAGGAAGTGTGAAAGAAGCTTGGTCAGGTTTTTCAACCTGAACAATATCTTTTTGACCTAGTGTGAAACCGAAAAGTTTTATTGCCATTAAAAATTCATCCTATAAAATAAAAAAAGGAGGCCACACGGTTGACCCCCCTTTTATCAAGCCACTTGGTCAGCTATTGCTTCCCACCATTGATAAGAAAGCGTGATAGTAAATTCTTCAATTGAGTCATTTGAACCCCAGTCAACATCAATAGGTGCAATATCTTGAGGAAACATACCAAGAAAACGGTATTTCTTCAATGTATCACCTTTTTTGCCAAACTGAGTTACATCAGCATCAACTGTATAACTACCAGGACTTCCAGCCAATGGATTACGGATATTAAGAGCATGACTGTTGATACCATTCATCCAACGCTCAAAAGCGTTACGAATAACAAAGTCTTCGTCATTAATGATTGTAATTGTCCAATCGGTGAAACTTCTGTTGCCCGCAAATTTTAATTCACGACCAAAGTATTGAACTGGTACAACACCAATAGTTGAACCAGGTAGTTGAGCTGTTTTGCACATGAAAGTTAATTTTCTCTGTGCGTCTCCAGGCTGAGAGAAGCCAGGAAACGGCATACTCACCTCAAATAAATTTGGGCGAGCGCCATCTCCTACCATCTGAGAGCGGAATTCGTTTACTGAAAATGCCATTTTTGTATCTCCTATCTCTCTATTTATTAGAACCGGCCGACAATTTCATCAAACGAAACACCTGTGCGAACTGCCACAAAGTTAAGTTGAATGAAGTTGACGGAGCGTGCTGGTTTGATGTAAATGTCACCAACAAATTGGTTAGCATCAATTACATTTGGAGTGTTGTTTGACTCATCGCATACTACACGGAAGTCTGTGATACCACGGCGACCTTGTATGTCACGCAAGAATGGTTCAACCAAGTTGGCAAACTGAGCACGAGTAAATTGGTCGTTGAATTCAAACATTGAACTGCGAGCAGCACGAGCGATTGATTTCTCCAACACGATGAACAGACGGCGAACATTGATTCGGTCAAATACAGAAGGACGATTCAACAATGTTTTGTCGCCAAATAGAACTGTACCTTCGCCTTGGAATGTAACAACAGGGTTAATACCTTGAACATACAAGTTATCACGCTCTGCTTTAGTTGGATTATATGCCAACTTAATAACATTCTTAACGATACCACGATTTAAACCACCTGGTGAGAACCATGGGTCACGCTCTTGGTCTGTACGAGCACAGATACCAGCAATGTCACCATTCAATGGAACATAACGATATACATCGTTGTATCTGTCGTATTGATATTTGTAACCAGAATCTAAGAAAGCGTATGAAGAACTTGTCAAACCTGAACGGAATGAAAGAATGTTAGTTGTTTCACTACCAGCTTTGTCAACAACAGAAGATTTTGGTGGTGATAAGAACACCATAGCATCTTTGCGAGATTCAGCAGTTGAAATTAAACTTGCAGCAACCGTTGCATTACCTGGACCAGAAATTATTAATGAAACATCAACAACATCAGGGTTTGCAAAGAAAGCGTATGCAGTAGTAATTTCTGAGTTACCAATTGTACCATCAGCACCTCCAGCCATTGATGCAGAGAATGGTGTATTGATATTGGTAAATGTTTTACCAACGGCAGTTGTTCCCCAATTGGAAGAACCTGGTTGATGTGACGTCCACCAAACATAGTTAGATTTGTCGCTAATAACTGTTTTATAGGAATTAGATGAACCGTCATTAGTTAGTGCATCGGAGGCCTTAGAAACAAAAGCATATTTTTCAAGAACTGTGTTTGCAGCACCACCTGAGAATTGTCCATCTTCATCAAGAACAATGACATGCAGTTCATCACCAGAGCCACCTAAACCTGAAGTGTACGATGATGTGCCTGGTGCAACACCAAATTGGTCTGCATATTGCCATTTACGCAATACAGCTGTACCAACAGTAACGGTGCTTAATGCAGTAGCTGTGATAATTGCAGTTGCATTAACGGAAGCAACACGAATATATGTTGTGCCACCATCAACGGAAATTAAATCACCAGCAACTACGTTTGCAGCTGCATTGGCAGTACCGTTAACATTAATTACGGTAGCATCAGCAACAACAGCATTAGCTTTTAATGAATCTGTAACTGTTAAGTTTGATGAAAAAGCTTGCGATGAAGGACAAATTGAAATACGCAGACTGTTGCCTAAAGCACCAGCATAACGAGCACCAAAAGGTCCGTAAGCGGTATTGACTGCATCAGAACGATTAGCAAGATAATCATCTGAGTTTTTAATCAAAACACCTGAGCCATTGGCCGTAGCGTTAAGAGTGGAAGTCGTGTTTGCGGCACGAACAACCTTTAGGTTATTTGAATATGCTAAGAAATTTGCTGCTGAGAACCAGTATTCATAATTTGTATTGTCGGGTTTACCAAATGTCGAAGCAAGGCGAACCTCATCCGAAACGGTAATTACTTCACTAACTGGACCCCAGTTAAAATTTCCAGCGATGCCGCCAATTGAAGTAGCGATTGAAGGTACAATTGTAGTCAGGTCAATTTCTGATACATTTACCCCAGGTGATAGCTGAAATGCCATGGATTTCTCCTTAGTTATGGGTCAATTTTTCTTTATACACTATTTAGTTTTTTACAAATTTGAAGATAAGTAACCTGGTGGTAATGCTCTGGATTCTTCTTTTGTCCATGCATCTCCACTATCCACTTCATATTCTAATTCTTGGCCATCGCTCATAAAACCAAACGGTATAACATCTTCTTCTATTTGTTTAATTCTCTCTTGGTACATTACCTCACGAATATTAACATCGTTTAAGTCTTTGAAGTAAGGATTAGTTGTCAACCAACTAAACAAGACTAAAGGCATTACCAAGTCATCATGGTACCCATCATCCGCTTGATATGAACCACGATGTTCAATGAAAGTCGATAGTTCTGATATCACATCAGGGTCTGGAACCAATAGTTTTTTTTCCTCAATTAATGATTTAAATGTAAAACAGCCAATTCGTTTTACTCTTTTATCAGTAACAACGCCAAAACTTGTTCTACCTGAACCACCAAAACCGCCAGTTACTTTCTGACCTTTACCTGTTTTGGTGACGTATAGAATATTTTCATATTCCAATTCTGATTGTAAAATATATGCAACCTGTTCGCTTGTGTTAATCTCAAGCAACACATATGCATTATTAAAGTCTTTTGCTACCTTATGTATAACAGAAGGATATAGCATAGGTGCAATTGAGTTATCTCTAAATTTACCTACTAATTTATATGGTACCTCTGCAATATCTATAATCACAAAAGCTGAGTAATCTCCACCAACACCTTGTGCGGTATCTGCAACGATGACGTAGGTGTGAGGTTTCTTAACCAACACTTCTTCATCATCTCTTTCACCTTTAACTGGAAATTCATACAAGTCCAAACCATCTTTAGAATAGACAGTCGGTAATGTTGACATATATTCGATTGTAGCGGCATCAATCAACGTCAAAGATGAACCAAGGAACTTACATAGAACCTCTTGGTTATATTTTAACTCTCCGAGTTGACGCTTCTGTTCAAGTGCCCATGCTTCATCACGACCTGGAATTCTATTATAAGGAATAAACATTGGAACAAAATCATTGTTCTTGTTCATTGCATCGTTCCAAAACTTCCAAAAGTGGTTGTATCCTAGAGGTGTCGATGTAATAAGAATCTTGGTGGTTTGACCAGCAGAAATAACAGGATAAACAGCAGTAAAGAATGCTTCTGCAATCGTATTTGGAATAATTGCGGCTTCGTCAATATACAATAAGTTTACAGACTTACCACGAATACCTGCACCAGTTGTTGCAGCAGTAAATACAATTGAACCATTCTCTAATTCCACATCGCCTTTGTTCCAAGTTTTAATACCTTGTTGCATCCACAAAGGAAGATTTTCATACATCAATTGATATCGTGAAATAATCTCACGAGCTGTTGTTGCTTTGTTGGCAAGAATAGCAACTGTTTTTGAATCTTGAAATAAAGTGTACCAAAGAATGTAAGCGGCAGATGTAGAAGTTTTGCCTTGTTGGCGACCTTCCATAATAATAACTTTACGGTTATTATGTATGACCTGTATTTTTTCTTTTTGGCAATCGTATAATTTAAACGGTTGTAGACCGTGGTCTAGTGTTACTATGTAACAGTAGTTATCAATGAAGTAGGTAGGGTCTCCTGCACATTTGGCGAGTTCTAAAACCTGCTCTTTTGTGTATGAATGTTGAACCTCAGTTCTTTTTAGTGAACTATTTCCCAAATAACCATTATTAGTCATTGTAAATTATTTAATAATGCTTCTTAACATCCATGCCTTCTTTTGATGAGCACCAAGAAGGTCTTGTAAGAAATTACCTACTGCGGGTTCATTTGCTTGTTCAGCAGCCACAATACCTGCACGAAGGTGTATGATAAAACGGTCATTATCATATTTTAAATTTTGCATCATAGATAATGCAGAAGGAATATTATCTACCTCTCCTTCAATGTCTGATAATTCCAAAAATCTTTCCATTGAACCAGGCACATAAGAATCCAAATATCTTATGTGTTCTGCAATAGGATCAGTTTGTGCAAACACTTCAGTATAAAATGTGTTTAAGAAATCATGGTATTGAGGAAAATTAGAACCCTCAATATTCCAATGATAATTGTGCGACTTCAAATATAAAGAAAAGTTTGTACCTAAAATTACTTTAAGTTGTTGTATTAGTTGTTCCATAATCTTATTTATTCTCTCTAATTTGTTTAAGCAATTCTGCGGTCGAACCAACAAATACTGCTTTCTCTACTGTGATATTACCACGATTAGGTGAATTATCGGATTGAGGTTGCAAATCTTTTTTTCGTTTTTGAAGTTCAAGTAAATCTTTGTTTAAATCCGCCATTGTTTTCATAAGACCAGCAACAACTTCATATGCTCTTGGATGTTCTGATTCTTTAGAAACATTTAATAAATTATCAACAGCAACATTGCCTTTATCAATTAAACTTCTAATATTTTTACGAGCATATTCGGTATCTGTTTCAACTACATCTTCAGATTGAATTGGCACAATTTCAGTATGAGTTATGACTTCAACATCGGTTGATATTGGGTCTATATCAAATATCTCTGATAGTTTTTTATCTGTCTTACTCATAATAAAGTTTGTGGCCAATCGGTAAATGTTTCTTCAAAACCATACGGACCATTTCCGTTGGCATTTGGTGGTTTAGGTTTTACAACTATTGCAACAGCTTTTGTTGGTGATGTGTCGATACTAGAAATTGTAAATGTTGAATTTGAATATGCACCAGTAACTTTGTCATTTGCTTTAAGTAATTTATTCAAATCTGTTAAAACAAGAACACCAGTTGAAGTGTTACTAAAATACAAAACTTTACCTGTAACTCCACGAGCTTCAACCGTTATGTCTTCACCAGTTGTATAGACACCAAGTCCAGTTGCAAAATTAACATAAACTTTTTGTGAATCAAGGTTAGTTGAATCTGTATATATGTTAACATTAGCTTGCGTAATCATTTTACCAGTTGATGGTGTCTTAACTGGTGGCCAAATGTACGCCTTTGCGGTAAACGAAAGATTCCAAATAAT